GATGAATCGCTTTCGCCGCATCCTGACGCGTTGGGAGAAAAAGGTCGAAAACTACGAGGCGATGCTGCATTTTGCATGCAGCATCATTGTCTGGAATAAAATCCTATTGGGATAGGCTCTTAGGTAGGCAAGCACCAACAGCACCATGCCCAACCCTTCGAGCACCAATACCGAGCGTGGTAAGTCACCGAATGAACGCATATTTTTCTTCTCCAGACTTGCTGTGCTCAGTGTAGTGAATTCCCCGCCGCCGCAACAGCCCCTGATGACTAATCGGTTCTACGAATCAGACTAACAGGTAGATCCTGCTTTTTTTTACCTGCGGCAACGGGCATAGTAAGGGGCAATAACGTGTGATCGCGCTACTGATGTTTTTTATAACGGATGGAATGTCGTTACAATTGCGGTCAATGATTTGAATAACAGACTAGGAGTGTGACATGTTTGCTGTAATCTTCGGCCGTCCCGGCTGTCCTTACTGTGTCCGTGCTAAAGAGTTGGCAGAAAAATTGACTGAAGAGCGCGATGATTTCAACTTCCGCTATGTTGATATCCACGCTGAAGGTATCTCCAAAGCGGATCTAGAAAAAACTGTCGGTAAGCCGGTAGAAACCGTACCTCAGATTTTTGTTGATGAGAAACACATTGGCGGATGCACTGATTTTGAAGCCTACGCCAAAGAAAATCTGAACCTGTTTCAATAACCGTTTGCGGTAAAACAGTGAAAAGGCGCCTCAGGGCGCCTTTTGATTTATTACTGCCGGCCACGCGAGTGAAGCTGCTGCAATGCATGCACAATAACCCGCATGAACAAATACAGCATGGCCCCAAAGACGCACCAGAACACCGCACTGACGGTATACGCCAACTCCTGCCAAAGTGAATAACCGGGCGTCAGCCAGAAGTGACGGATAAACAAACAAAGTGGCACCGCATAGAGCGCCCCGAGCAGTGGACACAAAATGCGTTTTTTGCTCGACAGATAGCTGGCAATAGCACCAGGGATCACAAACAGCAGCAACCCCGTCTCACCATCATGAGCAGACTCTGAACCGCTGAAAACCCCGCCCTTCTGGCCCAGAAAAACCAGGCTGAACAGCAAGAAACTGCTGAAAATACCCAGCCAGTAGCGATAGCTTGTCATACACTTCTCCCCTTTAGCGATGTGACCACTGACTACATCGTAAAAACAGTCTTCTCACAGGCGTTGTGATGCGCAGCCAAAGCTGGCAACGCTGACTGAACTTTTCCTTGGCTATAAAAAGGGTTAAATGCATCGGGCGGCACATACCGGCATGCTTTATGCTGGCTGTCGCGCGTCATAGAGACTAGAATAAGCGCCGCTGATCGATGGTCTGAATTGCCTTCCGCTGGTCAGCTGTTCTATAAGTTTTTATCCCTATATTCTGTGGGTAAATTTATATCTTATAGTTTTATACATCAAGAATTTACTGGTAAACAATAAGTTATCCTACGTGAACATAAACGTCGCTAGTTTGTTAAGCGGTAACTACATCCTGTTACTGTTTGTGGTACTCGCCCTGGGGCTCTGCCTTGGAAAACTCCGCCTGGGTTCCGTTCAACTCGGTAATTCCATTGGCGTTTTAGTTGTATCGCTGCTGCTTGGCCAGCAACATTTCACTATTAACACTGAAGCCCTGAATCTCGGTTTCATGCTGTTTATTTTCTGCGTTGGCGTTGAAGCCGGCCCGAACTTTTTCTCGATTTTTTTCCGCGACGGCAAAAATTACTTCATGCTGGCGCTGGTTATGGTCGGTTCAGCTATGGTACTCGCCATCGGTCTTGGCAAACTGTTCCAATGGGATATCGGCCTCACCGCAGGTATGCTCGCCGGTTCAATGACCTCTACGCCCGTGCTGGTAGGGGCTGGCGATACGCTGCGCAACACCATTACCAATGGCCCAGCGCTGCTGGTGGCCCAAGATCATCTGAGCCTGGGCTATGCCCTGACTTACCTGATTGGCCTGGTGAGCCTGATTTTTGGCGCACGCTACCTGCCCAAATTGCAGCATCAGGATCTCCCAACATCCGCCCAACAGATTGCCCGCGAACGTGGCCTGGATACCGATAGCCAGCGCAAAGTCTATCTGCCGGTGATCCGTGCTTATCGTGTTGGTCAGGAACTGGTTGCCTGGGCAGACGGCAAGAATCTGCGTGAACTCGGTATTTATCGCCAAACGGGCTGTTATATCGAACGTATTCGCCGCAACGGTATTCTGGCCAACCCGGATGGTGATGCCGTATTGCAGGTCGGGGATGAAATCTCGCTGGTGGGTTATCCCGATGCTCATGCTCGCCTGGATCCCAGCTTCCGTAACGGTAAAGAAGTGTTCGACCGCGATCTGCTGGATATGCGCATCGTTACCGAAGAGATTGTGGTGAAAAACAGCAACGCCGTGGGTAAACGCCTGAGCCAGTTGAAACTAACCGATCACGGTTGCTTCCTGAACCGCGTGATCCGCAGCCAGATTGAAATGCCGATTGACGACAGCATTGTGCTGAACAAAGGTGACGTGTTGCAGGTTAGCGGTGATGCGCGCCGTGTGAAGAGCGTGGCAGAAAAAATCGGGTTTATCTCTATTCACAGCCAGGTCACCGACCTGCTGGCCTTCTGCGCCTTCTTTATTATCGGTTTACTGATTGGGCAAATCACCATCCAGTTCAGCAACTTCTCATTCGGCATCGGTAACGCTGCCGGTCTGTTGATGTCTGGCATCATGCTTGGCTTCCTGCGCGCCAACCACCCAACATTCGGCTACATCCCGCAGGGTGCGCTCAATATGGTGAAAGAGTTTGGCCTGATGGTGTTTATGGCGGGCGTTGGCCTGAGTGCTGGCGCGGGCATTGGGAACAGCTTGGGTGCCGTTGGCGGCCAGATGCTGATTGCTGGCTTAATCGTCAGCTTGGTACCGGTGATCATCTGTTTCCTGTTCGGTGCTTACGTCTTGCGGATGAACCGAGCCCTGCTGTTCGGTGCCATCATGGGGGCGCGTACCTGTGCCCCGGCGATGGAAATCATCAGCGATACGGCACGCAGTAACATCCCTGCGCTGGGTTATGCTGGGACCTACGCTATCGCTAACGTATTGTTAACTCTGGCAGGTTCGCTCATTGTAGTGATATGGCCAGGCATATGGGGATAACGCATCAACAAAGAAATGATTCAGGGCTAAAATATTTTGGATTTTTTTATCGACTGCCAGAACTTTTCAATCTGACGATAGTCTGACTTAGTGCCACTGCTTTTCTTTGATGTCCCCAATTTGTGGAGCCCGTTAGTCCCGCCGTTTCAGGTTCAAGACTAGCGGGTTTTTTATTGTCTGAATTTTAGTGCCTTTAAAAACAATCATTTACAGTGCAATTAATTACCCAATGGCGACAAAATGGCGACGCATTTTTTATGGGCGAAAAAAAACCTGCTTTCGCAGGCTTCTTTCAGATCCACAGCGTTCCCTGGTTTTCCCTGGTTGGATGCGGCGGCACAATATCAATTTTTCCCGGTGTCACTATTTGGCGTTGGATAGATTCCAAGGTCACAAAGGTACAACTACAGTTTATATTCTGGCATTGGTGATAACGTTCTTTGGTGTTCTCACTCAGATAGCGACTTGTGCGGGCGTGTGCTGCGGTTCTGCAAAGCGGGCAATGCATCATTATACTATCCCCTCCTCTCTCCCTCATTTGCCGCGATAATACCTTGCACGATCAAGAACAAAACCACCTTTAAGTGAATTTACAAAAACAATTCACATTATGATAAGTCATAAGAAACATCAGACAGCAAAACCTCCAACTCTACCGCCGTCGTAAAGCCGTTGTTACCCAGGTTATGCACCACCTTGCTGACTATCCAGGGTTGGGCGTCGATCACCTGCTTAAACCCCCTCACACGGATCGGCGTTTCCGGCACCAGTTCGGCACGGCCCATGGCAAGCGACAGCGAGAACTCCGCCACACCCCGTTGCAGCTTTTCCCACTTGGCCTGTGCGGCACGCATGGCGGCTTTTTGGGTGGCGTACACCGTGGGAATCGCGAACACATTATCTTCTGCCCCCACCAGATATTCCCCCTCGTGGGGTGCTTCCGGTTTGCTGGCTTTCTTGCTGGCCGGTTTCGCCTTCGGGTGTTGCAGAGCGCGCAGGTGCTGGGTTTTCGGCTTGCGCTTCAGCGTCACTGTCTTTGGCTTGGGCTGGCGGGTATTGAGCCAGCGGGCGGTCACACCGGTGTAGGCGTCCCGGTCAGCCAAGCTGAAGCTGTGCCGGTCACCGTCTTGGCGCGTCAGGGTCATGACCGGCAGCGGTTTGCCGTTCACCGTGGTGCCATTGCCTGGGCGGATGAGCAGCAGGCAGCCATTTTTCACCGCCGCCACCGCGCCGTTGAGTAACGCCAGTCGAGTGATAAACGCCGCGTCGGTTTCCTGCGTCTGGTCAATATGACCGATGGCGAGGGCATCCAGCCCGTCGGCCAGTTTGGCGGTCAACTGATTGCGGGCCGCCACCTGCCGCACGATATTGCCCAGGGTGGTGTCGTGGTAGGAGGCTTCGCGCCGGGTATTGAGCGTGCCCCTAAAATCGGCACTGCGGGCGCGAATAGTCAGCGTATCCGGTGCGCCCCGGTGCTCGACCTCGTCCACGGTAAAACGTCCTTTCGGCGTCAGCGGTGAACCCTGCCAGCCGAGGGCCAGCGACAACACCGCATTACGCTGCGGCATCACCATCAGCCCGTCGCTGTCGTCCAGTTCAATATCAAGCTGGTCAGCCTCAAAGCCCCGGTTATCGGTCAGTGACAACGACAACAGCCGGGGGCGGATATTGTGGGTGATGTCATTGCCCTGCAAGGTCAGCGAAAAGCCCGGGGCGACACGCACCCCGGCGGGCAGTGGAACAGCGGTTATCATGGGAACCGTCCTCCTAGGGCGTTACTGGCTTTTCCGGTCAGTTCACCCGCCTGACCGTACAGCTCACCGGCCTGCTGTTGCAGGTCGCCGAACATCGCTGACAAGGATTCGTCCACCCGCTTGAGGGTCAGGGTAAACTCGGTGCGGCGCGGGCTGCCGTCGGCAAAGAACTGGCTGTGCGTTTCGCTCACCGACTCAATCACAAACATGCCGTAAATGGTGCCGGTGCCTTCAATCAGCGGCCATGCGCGCCCCTGTTCGGCCATCAGTTGCAAGGTCAGCAGTGACCAGCGTCCGCCGGTGATTTCCGGCAGCAACACCCCGGATAACGTGATTTTCTCCTCATCCAGCCCCAGGAACTGCGCAGCAGGCCGCTGCCCAATGCGCCCGTTGGTCGGCCAGCGGTAATCCGCCGTGCGTTGCATCGACTGGTAAGGCAGCGTGTGCAACATAAACACAAAGAGCCCCAAGGTCAGCATCATGATGATTCTCCTTTAATTGGTCATGGCACTGCGCGCCCGGGCGCGGCGTTCGCGCTCCTGCCGGGCCTGTGCCTCATTCAGCAGTTGGATTGTGGCTTCCCGGCTCATGCCCGCAGGCACCACCACGTCATAGCGGTTATGGGTGACGCTGTTGTCGGTGTAGGCCGAGGAGGCTCCCGGCACCACCGGCGCATAGCGTGGCGGTATCACCGGTTTGCTGGCGGGTTGACTGGCCGGTGTTTCAGCAGCAGCCAGCAGGCCGCCGCTGGATGAATAGCCGTGTCCGTTGGCTCCGTTGGCATAGGGGTTGTTCTTTTCAGCCGCCTTATCCAGTTCGGCGGTCTCGTCTTTCATCAGCCCGAGCTTTTTCGCCAGCCAACCCACTTTGCTGCCGAGTTTCTCAAGCACCTGCATCGGCAAGGTCAGCGCATTACCAATGGCGGCCCCGAACGTACGGCCCATCTCGGCAGCACGCTGTAACTCGGCCTGCGTGGATTTCACCGGGGCCAACAGCGCCATAAACCAGTCGTACACGGCTTTAATCTTCTCGCTAAACCAGTCAAACACCGGCTTGAGCGGGGTGAACGCCGCCACAACCGGGGCCAGTGCGGCCTTAAAGCCTTCGGCCACGCCACCGATAAAGGCGCTAATCGGCTCCCAATATTTGCGGATAAGCAACGCCCCGGCAGCCACGGCGGCAATCAGGGCCAGCACCGGCCAAGATATCGCGGTAAACGCGGTGGCAACCGCGCCGCCGACGGCGGTAAACACCGTACCTAGCAGGCTGGCCCCGGCCACCAACATATTCACCCCGGCCATCACCGGCCACGCCATCAGGCCGAGCGCTGCCAGCCCACCGATAAGCGCCGTGACGCCAGCAGTGACTTTGACCAATGAACCGACCAGTTCCGGGTTGGCTTTGGCCCAGGCTCCGACCTTTGCCAGCCACTCGGTGGCGGTGGTGGTCAACTGTCGCAGCGCCGTGTTCTGCCCGTCGAACACCTCAATGCGCACATCTTCCCAGGCGGAGAACAGGTTTTTCAGGTCACCGTCCAGGTTGTCCACTTTAACCTTGGCAATCTGGGCGGTGGCTCCCTGGGAGCGGGTGACGGTGTCGTGTTTCTGCGCCAACTTGCCGTTACCGGCGGCGGCAATCAGCTTGGTCGCTCCCTTCATCGCCTCCTCGCCAAAAATCACCTTCAGGTATTCCGCCTGCTGTGCGGTGCCGAGCTTGTGCTTTTTAAACGAGGTATCGATTTTCTTGAGGATTCCGGCAATTGGCAGCATGTTGCCTTTGCCGTCTTTGGTTTTTACGCCGAGTTCCGCCAGTGCATCACCGGCCTGCCCGACCGGGGCCTGCAAGCGGGTAAACAGCGCACTGGTGGCCGTTCCGGCCATGCTGCCCTTGATGCCGTTATCCGCCAGGACGCCGAGCAGCGCGGTGGCGTCTTCGATACTGGCCCCGGCGGCGTCAGCAATCGGCGCGACGTACTTCATCGCCTCGCCAAAATCCATCAGGTTGGAGTTAGAGCTGGTGAAGCCCTTGGTCATCACATCGGCAACACGCTGTATCTCGTCTATCGGCAGGTTAAACGCCGATTGCATGTTGGTGATGATGTCCGCCGCGTCGGCGATATCCAGGTCAGACGCAAGCGCCAGATTGACGGTGGACTCGGTCGATTTCAGGATAGCGTTACCGTCGAAGCCGGATTTTGCCAACACCGATTGGGTACGGGCGACGTCGGTCGGGGAAAACGCCGTGGTCGCGCCAATATCCCGCGCCTGTTGACGGATGGCGGCCAGTTGCCGGTCGTTTTTCGCCAGCCCCAGGGTGGCCTGGGTGTCCGACATCTGGCGGTCGAACGCCACGCCTGGGGCGATAAAGCGACTCTCGGCATACAGCCCGGCGGTAGCGACACCAATCCCGGCGGCGCTGGCATTGCGCACATTGCCGGTCAGGGCCTTGCCGCGCTGGTAGCGTTCACCGACGCGGTTCACTGCCGCCTGTTTCTGGTTCAGGCGCTCCAGTTCGGCCCGCTGGCGTGTCAGTGCGCCGGTCACCTCAACGGCACTGGCTTTTAACCGGCGCTGTTCGGCGCTCAGGTTTTTGGTGGCGATACCGTCGGCGTTCAGGGCGTCGCGCTGGCGCTGCACCGACTGGCGCAGGCCGTTGTATTTCGTTTGCAGTTCGGTAGCGGCCCGTTTGGATGCGTCCAATAATCGCGCCTGCTGCGCGGTGGGTTTCTCGGTGGCCTTGAACTGCACCGCCAGGGCGGCGGCTTCCTGCTTGGCCTTCTTCAGCGCCACACCGGTGACCGCCAGTTGCCCGTTGGCTTTGCGAAAGCCCTCAATCCGCGCCGCCTGGGTGTCCAGGGATTTGAGGCGCTGCTGGGTGCTCTTGATATCCCCGGCCAGGGTCTGGCTGGCCTGTTGGATACTTTTCAGCGGGCGGGTGGCCTGGTCAACGGCCTTCAGCAACACCTGGAGTTGCAGGCTTTTACTCATCGTCTTTCACCCCGCTGCGTTGCACCGCTTTCTCACGCCAGTTCAGCAACTCGGTGAGCGACATCCCGGCCATTTCCGACGGCGGCCAGTGAAATATCACTGCGATATCCGCCATCAAATCATCAACACCCAACCGGGTATCCGTTACAACTCCGAGTTCGGCGACAAAAAACCGACCACCTGCCCGGCCAGGGCGACCAAGTCCGGCAGCTCCAGGCGCGCACACTCCTCGCGGGTCAGCGGCGGCACCGTCATGCGTGGCAACACCATCAGCAGCGCGTCCACGTCGGCATTGGCGACCGCCGCCAGTCCGACACCACGCAGGGTGCCCGCGTTAGGTTTTAACACCTGCACGGTGGTGATGGTGGTTTCACCACGTTGGATCGGTGTCTCCAGGGTAACGGTGTTTTCTTTGCTGTTTTTCATTGCGTGACTCACTTTAAAAGGGATAACGGCCAGCCGTTCAGGGCGTCAGGCTGGCACAGGGATGGGTACGGGAACTACAGACCAATCGCCTTACGGTGTTCGGCCAGCCGGTCAACACCGTTGACCTTCTCCACCATGTTCACCGTGTCGATTTCAATCAGCTCTTTGCCGTCAATCGTCAGCTTGTAGTAGGTACATTCGGTGGAGACCTTGGTTTCGGTGTCTTCCCCTTCCTTATACTCACCAAAGTCGATTTCCTTATGGCGACCGCGCAACACCACTTCCACGGCGGACACCTCACCGGTGTCATCCCGCTGGAAGGCCCCGGCAAAGCGCAGCGGCACTGCCGCCACCGCGCCCCATTGCTCCAGCACCAGGGCATCAAAACCGCCCAGCGACCACTCGACGGTCAGCGCGTCATCGTCCAGCCCCATATCGATGGGGGCCGCGCCGTTCATGCCGCCGCCCCGGTATTTCTCCAGCTTGCGGGTGAGTTTGGGCAACGTCATGGAAGACACCACGCCCATGTAGCTGTAACCGTCGTTAAACAGGTTCAAGCGTTTCAGTTTTCTCGGCAATGCCATAGCGCAACGGCTCCTTAGCGGTTAACGGACGCGGCGAACGTCACCAGATATTTGTCGGTAATGCGCTGGCGCAGGGTCAAGTCTTCCAGCGGTGGCACCGGGGTGTAGTCGTAATCGATAAACAGCTTGCCGGCCTTGAGGGTTTCCTTATCGTTGGCGCTGTCGTCATACCAGCAATCACCATCGATAATCAGCCCGGCGGATTTCAGCTCACGGAATTTGGCCTTGATACCATCAATCATGTCGCGAATGAGCGTCGGTGTGACCGGGCGGTCAACTGCCCACAGGTGGGCCTCGGCCATCGTGTCGGCCAGCACCTGCGCGGTGCGGGTGTAGTTCTCGAACTGAAAAAGCGGGTCGTCCGAACAGGTGCGGGAGCCCCAGAACTTGAAGCCGTCTTTGCGGATAAGCGTGGTCACACAGGCTTTGTTCAGCAGGTCGGCATCGGTGCCCGGGGCCTGCAAGTCCCAGAACACCGAGGCACTGATACCGGTCACACCATTGACGCCGACGTTGGACAGGGTCTTGTGCCAGCCAGTCTCGCTGTCGATTTTGGCCCGCAGGCCGAGCGCCCGGGCGGTGGCATAGGCCATGTCACTGCGGTTGGCGGTGGTGCTCCAGGTGATGAAGTCCGGCCAAATCAGCATCAGCTCAC